GTTCACCATTCTGAACGGAAACCCCGACAACATCGCGGCTCGTTCCTCATCCGTTTTTGAAGGGAAGAGGTATTTCAGTGCTTCAATGCTATCAACACCTAATTCCTGTAAGTTACGGACGACAATGGAATTGTTTAAAATATCCTGTGTTGAATCTTCATACACAGGTCCTAACCAACGCCATTGAATTGTTACATCACCATCCGGAATTAAACCAATAACACCCGGAGGGATTTGTTGCATTTCCAAACAAATCATCATCAAGCGTTTTACTTGAGAATCATATTGTTCCATTGCTTGGTTATGCATAGCGATTTCTTCTTCGCTTGATTCTTCTTTCAAAGGTATGGGTTTTTCAAGATTAGCAGCTTTTGCTAAAGAATCTCGGAATAAACGTTCCTCCTGAAAAATGATCAACTCAAGGCAGCGGCACAATCCATATGTATAGATCATGTTCGCTTTCTTTTTAGATGTAGCTGCAACACGACCAAATAAAGACTTGTATTCAGTTGCAGTTACACCGGCAGAAATCGATAGTTCATCAACTCCACCTAAAGCAGTACGTATTTCTTCACGGTACTGCCGAGAGAAAGCATTTTGATCACCTGTAATAGCATCTGGAACAATATAACCAACACGATCATTAGGTTCTAAGTTTGCAATAACTCGTGGTACTCGAATCTGTCCATCAACACCCCGAGTCATGGGATCTGACTTAAACATCGAGCGACTCATTGGGCCAGAGCTTGCAAATCCTGAGTTTGCTGCAATTGAAGGTCGTTGTACAACACCATCATTTCCTGATTCCATCAAGTCCGTTTTTGGACGAGAAGAAAGCAAAGTTGGATTACCAAAGAAAGTAATGTTCTTTCTCATGGTACGCATCATGTCATCATGCGTACAGATGTGATTAGCTAAAGCATCAAATTCTCCTACACCTTCTGTACTAAATCCTTTTGCGTTATTAAAAATTTCAATGCAAGGAATAAAACCTAAACTGTTTTCAAATGTTTTAGTTTTACCTGGAATATTTTGATAGTTGGTGTCAAACGAAATTTCACCTTCTGAGTGAGTTTCTTCAATTGTTTTCCGTTTAATAGAAAGTCGGATATAGCGTTTAGCACCGCCACCAGTACCCATACCCACTGGTCCGGTAATATTACCAATATCAATATCCTGTTGAAAACCTTGCCCCTGCTTAACTTTATAACTATAGATAATTACAACTTCGTCTAGTTCCCCGTTGGGTCCATAGTAAGTTCGATATTCATGACGCCTGAAATAATAAAGACGATAATTAGAATCAGTAGGACGGATGTAAAAAAGACCCTGCCCATCACATAAGAAGTAGTCCCAAATGGAATCTAGACGGATATCTAATTGATTATATTTAATAACGCGATCGATAAAGTCTTTGCGCTGATTGCCAAAGTTATCTTGTGCAGGAAAAAATTCAACGCCTTGCCGAACGCCAAACAGTTTCATTTGCGCTAGGTGAGAGGCCACGATACCTGTATCAATTGCATCACCTCCGTCTTTGGTGAGGTATGAATCGATAATTTCTTTTAACCTAGCTTTAGCGTCCACTTCTACTTATCAGTTTTACTTGTTTTAATCTTAGCAGGTTTGACTTTCTTTTTAGAATCGAGCCAGCGCTTAAAAAAAACGAGATCTCCTTCTGTCCAATGAGAAGGATTTTTTAAAGCGTTTTTTACCAATTTTTTAGTTTTCATTGGTTTTTTTGTACCGTCTTGCAGCACGTCCTGCTTTTTTTGCTTTTTCAGTGTTGGGGACAAATTGTTCTCCTTTTCGACTTGCCGCTTTCTTTTTGTCATCTGTTTTCTTCCTTTCTTCTTTAGACAGTCTAGCCCAGGCCTTCTTAGGAAGATAGCGTTTGGTCGTACCGTCTGATTGTATTGCTTTGTCTGTCATTACCAGCTTTTTTTATTTTCTTAAGGTCCTACACCAACGCCATATTCTTTTGGCACAGAAAACTCAATCTCATATGGTTTTGGTGGAAGTTTTCTAAAATGAATATAAGAACGAAGAAACTCGGAAGGATCAAGCACACCGGCAACAGCCGAAACAATACCTTCTCCAATACGTCTACCTGGTGTGTATTCCAGCTGGCCAGTTTTAGGATTGAGTATTCTTTTTTGGAGATACGGTGATTCAAATTCATTAATAAGATCATATGTATCACGTACTGTATATTTATCTCCTTCGTCAAAAACATTATAACGACCTAAGCTATAACGCAACGGAGCAGCAGAAGGTTTAGAATCACCTAATACAGGCAATCCTAAAGCAGTTGGAATAGTATCAAGAATAGGAGTTCGATATTCTTGCTGATAAGGTGTAACACTGCGTACTCCACCTGGAGCTATAGGTCCTTCTTCAAGAGCTTGCTGAATTGCATTACGTTTGAATTGCTCCGAAAATTCAAGATCTTTATTACCAATACCTGTTATATGACGATAACCTAAGTTAATTGCACCAGGTAATTGATTCAAAATCTTAGGAGAAACCGGAGTACCACCCCCTGGCAAAACACCTCCTAGTTTTTCATCTAGCTGACGATACCAGCCAAAAATATTTGGTGAAGCATTTGGAATAGACATTATTTTTTCTCTTTATATTTCTTAGCAGCTTTTGCTGATTTCTCGTATTGGTCTTTAGTTTGCCAATCTTCTTTACCCCATTTCTTTAAAGCCTTTTGTTTCTTCCCTTCGCCGCCTTTATACCCGCCACCAGCTTTCTTGTACTCGGAAGCAACGAGCTGAGCTTTACGCGCAGACCACTGACCAGGTTTTCCACCTTTTGAGCCAGCTTTTACCTGACTAACAATACGTTGACGTAAGCCTGGTTTTGTATATTTTGAATCATCTTGTGCCATCAGGCTCCGTAAACATGTTTGCCTTGAAAGCCAATAGGAGGCATTCCGTTATAAAAAGTGCTGTTTGCGATCATTGCAGGATTCATCATTCCTCCCATGTTTCCTACTGCACCAGGTAAATTGCTGGAACCATAAGCCAATGGGACTTGTGGACCACCGCCAGGAGTAGGGTGTACCGCAAGTAAATTACCTGGGGCTCCAGGAACATTATTAATTCCGTAGTAACGCATATTAAACCTGCAATAGCTTTATTGTACTACTCCTCAATTTGATAGTCATTGGTTGAATTGATTTTCCAAAGAATTAAACCATCATCTTTTGGTTTCCATGCAAGCACATCACCTTCTTGCCAATCTAAATCTTCTATTACTTCGTCTGGAAGTTGGATGAAACAATCACCGTCATCAGTTTCCTGAACGTCAATGATGTAGCTCATTTTGTCAATAGCTTTTCAATAAGTGTATCAAGTTTATTGTGAATCTGTCTAAAATTATCATGCAACCCCTGAATCTCACGTAAAAAATCTACCTTCAAAACATATTCAATTGGCATTCGATTAATATGATCTTCGATGTGGTCTAATCTACGATTCTGCATTTCTAAGTGTTGTACAGTACTTTTAATCTTTTCAGACTGTCTTTCAAGAATTTTATTAGCAACCCAAGAACCTCCCCCAATAGCTGAAACTATTGCAGTAAGGCCTAGGGTAAGAAACTCTGGCCCCATGGTTAAAATGCTTTTTTCTAATTCTACGTCTAGTAATCGAGATGTAATTGTCCTTTCTTTGAAAGTCCATTAACAAGCCAGACTAATGCATCAACACAGTCGTCATGGCTACTAACTCCAAAATTAGTTAGTTCTTCAAACATATTTGTAAAATTACGGAAACGATTAAAAACAATCTTTCTGTCTTCAAACATACCCATGATGCCTCGGAAACGAGCAAGTTTATCTGCTCGGAAACCTTTGACAGGATGCCAAATTAAATTGTAAAGACCATCTCCATTCAAACAAACACGTTTAAAGTCAGCTTCTAAAGATGCCTGGTACTGAACAGCTTCTGACCAAATATTACAGGTTGAATAAGTTGGAAAATACAACTCGTTAGCATCTTTGCCAACAATAGACCAGTCATGTAAAAGTTCTTTCAAAGCATCTAGTTTTTCTAGATTGCCCATGACACGTATGCGTCGATAATCAATAATGTGAATGCGATCTTCAATACGACCACCAAGAACCATGACGGTGTAATCATTTTTTTCTTTTGTACCAGCTGAAAGGTCAACACCAACTCCTAGTGTATCGAACTCAGTCGCAATGTCTGCTTTTACAATCAACTCAGGTGCTAAAGATAATTCGTTTTGCCTGACAATTTGATTCATGTACTGGAACGAAAAAGCAATAGGAGCTTGTCGTTTTTTTTCTTTTAAATAATCTAATGACCACATCTCAGGCCAATAAGAGATTTCGTCACCAGTATGAGGATCGGTTAAAACAGCAGATAAAACAATCTGGCTCCAGTTGTTTTGTTCATTGAAAGTTGTTGCATGGATATCGTCATGTCTAAATCTGGTGCCTAAGCAAATTGCTCGTCCACCTTCAAACATGGTCGGAGCAATAACAGCGTTCCAGTTTTCTTGCATCTGTTTCCGAATATCTGGGTTACCGATATCAGCAGATGATTTAATAGCGTCATCAATCATCACTAAATGAGAACGCTTTGAAGTCACAGAACCTTTAAGACCTGCAGCACACAAAGTGAACTGTTCTTCACCCGTTGTATCAATGCCTGCAAACTTATGATCAATTGACCAGTATTCATTACTAGTCACATTCTTCATGAGACGGACCATAGGAAATACTTCCTGGTACCGTTTGCTTTCAATAATGCGTTTAATTGTGGCTGATTTAGATCGCGCAATATCAACGGTGTAAGACAAATACAAAATCTGCAAAGGTTTTTTTGCAGCTGTATGAATTCCAATGGCCCAGGCTGTTAGTAAACCTAAAACAGTTGACTTTGCAGACCCCCGAGGGGCAAGAAGATCTACATTGGGACCTGCAATTTTTAAAAGACAAGAACTATCTTCGTTTGTAATAAAGTGCCGATGCCATTCTTTATGGTGTTCAGCAGGAGGTTTATCCGCAACGTATGCACAAAAAAAACCAAAATCATCTCTGGCTCTTTGAATAGAATCTTGATTCTTAGGTTTGCGTAACTGTTGCCTTTTAGCTGCAGCTTTTGCGTTACGTCGATAAGCCAGATGCTGATATGAAGGCACGTTATAAGCTCAGTAATTAATAAATACTAGCTTATTTTCTCTCGTTGTTTTTATGTTTTTTGGCTGCTTTAGCAGCTCTCAAACCTTTTTCAGCAGACTCCTCTGCATCTTTACCTTCTTTAGATTCGTTCTTTTTTTTGAAGTGCTCCAGGACCTCTGGAGGCATTTTATTTTTAGGCATGGTTATTAACGGGGTTGGAACTTATGAACAGTAGGCATACCTAAAGCAAAACCTTGAACAGGCATCTCTGCCACTGGTGAACTAAATTGATGAATACCTGCGCCAGGCATCCCCCAACTTGTTGCTGTGTTCACAAGCAGTCGTTTGGGTGTGGTAAAACCGCCACCCCAGGGGAGACCGGCCACACCCGGTGGAGAAGCATCTTTTGCAAAAAGATCCAAAGGCTGTTTAACTACTCCAAATGAAGGGTTAAATTGGCGCCTAGGTTGGCCAAGACTATGTTTTTCAAAAGAATCAAAAATTCGTTTATCTATACTTTCTTGAAAAGCTAGTCCGGTACTAAATTTTGGAGTAAATGCTTTAGCCGCATTAGGAAAACGCTCATTAATCGTTTTCCTCATGCTGGCTTCCATGTCTCGGATTCTTTGTTCCCGATCTGATTCTTGTTTTAGTCTGTCAATGTTTGCTTGCTTAACACGCGCTTGATACGCAGGATCTTTAAGCTTCTCCGCAAGCCTCTCCGCTTCTAAAGCTTGTCGTGCAGCTTCCTGAGCTTCC